GTCGGTCGCGCCTTCGTCCCGTGCGGCTAACGCCGCAACGGTCAGCTTGTGAATCTGCCAGGCAAAGGACGTGATCTGGTCCTTGTGCCACTGGCCAAGGGGCTTCTCCCAATCGAGGCCGGGCAGGTTGCCGAGCGCCGGCAGGATCGAAGCAACCGCTCCCGCCTCCCACGGCCCCGGGTCGCGCCCGTGCATCGTGCGGATCGGCAGCTCGTAATCAGTGCCCTCGGCTGTCGCCTGCTCCGCACGAACCTTGATCCATTCGAAGATGGCAGCCGCCACGATCCACCCCCATTCCAGTTCGGAGAGAGAGCCTATCATGGCGCGCTGGTTGATACCGTCGCCCGTGAGGACTGAGCGCGCTGCGGCGATGGCCGACTGAGTGGCATACACCTGCCACTCGTCGTCCGTCCTGACGCCTTCCGGCTTTACCTTGGCTGCTACGCCCATGCGGGCTTGCTCGCCGAGGGTTGCGCCGCCTGAGCCGCCTGCATTGCCGGCGCCGACACCATCGGCGTCTGCTTCGCAACCTGCTCCACCTTCACCCACGCCTTGCGATCAGGCGTGACGGCGGCCTCCAAGGTGTTCTTGTCCTTGTAGCCGTCCTTGCCCTGCTCAATGCCGATCTTGGCAACGAAGCGAACGCCGTCGAAGTCGCCCCACGAGGAGACGCGACGGGCGTTCTTGGCTGCATCGGATTCGTCGTCCGGCCTAATCCCGCGAGCGCTTTCGAGGATGCCACGCAGACGAGATGCCGAGATTTCAGCCGCCTTCGCGTGGCCATCCGTAGTGCCCTCGACGGTGAAAAGAGACCAGAATTTCCGCTTGGCGTGCGGTCCATCCACGATGGTGAACTCGCAATCGAGCATCTGGCTGTTGCCGGCCTTTGACCGCTTCAGCCATCCACCCTCACCCGAATTGCCGGGCCGGATCGTCATGTGAACCACGCCGGTCGTGCCGTCCGGGATCAGTCCGCCTTCTCGCTGTTCCTGCGCGTTGTTGAAATCGTATGCCATTGTTTGCTGTCTCCTTATGCTGCTTCGGTTTGCTTGGGGATTTCATGGGAAACCGGCTTGCGCTCACCCTTGCCGGTGAGCTTGGCCAGCCACTTGCCGAGATGCGGTTGTTCAACCTGCTCAAGCCGCCCGGCGCGGTCCTTCGCAGGGTAATTCCAGGGGTTCGGCTGTGTGCAGACCAGCGCCCGCACCTTCTGCCCGTCGCCGAAGTCAACGAACTGCATCGTTGCGATTTGATCGACAATTCCCGGCAGCTCCTTGCCGGTTTTGCTGCCTTCGATCTGCAACTCCCATGAAGTGACGTTGAACTCGTCCTTCAGGTTTTCGAGGATGCCGAGGAAGATCACGTTCTTACCGCGGGTGTGCTGGAGGTGCGTCAGCCAGCCGATCATCTCTCGACCCATCAGGCCGTAAGTGCCGCGCACGTCTTTCTTGCCGCGATCGTTGAAACTCTCCGGCTGTTGCTCGCACCACTTGAAGCAGAGCCGCCCGGCGACGGTGATCGAGTCGATGAAGTAGGTTTCATACTTCCCGAGCGCGGACGCCTCGCCGAACTCTTCCTTCACGGCGTCGAAATGCGCCTGTGAGTAAACCGCAGTCGGCGGCAGCGCCGGATTAGGTCCGCCAAGAAAGCACGCGACATTGCGGCAATCTTCCCAGGTGCGAGGGCGCAGGCTGTCCACTTCCACGTCCTGCACGGCGAGATCGCCCGCCTCCAAGTCAACGAACAGCACGGACTTGGGATCGAGCGTCCGCAGCAGTGAGGTCTTGCCGACCCCGGCAGGGCCGACAATCAGCGCCTTGACGCCCTTGTCCTGCGCCAGCCGTTCGCTGGCGGAGATGATCTTCAGTTGTCGTTCCACTCTACGCTCCTTCGGTTTGCTTGCTGGTTGCTGGGTTGAGAAGTTTTGCCAGGTGGTCTGTGGTGAAGAAATTCGGGCCGCGCTTGTAGGCGGACTTGAGGACACCCCATGCGGTCAGGTGCGGAATCGCCTCATCGACGCTGCGTGCCATCGCCCAGAAGTGACCGAGGGCGAGCGCACGATCGCGAAACGCCTTCTGTGTGTCGGACAACCGGCCCACCAGCGTTTTCATTTCGAGCCAGGCGACGCGGCCTTCCGGTAGGAGGAAGCAGAGGTCAGGGATGCCGCTGCGAACACCTTCCGCTTTCATCTTCGCGGCGTTGTGGATGTGCCGGTTCGATTGGTTCGGGATCGCGAACCAGTACAGATCACGGCGCCCGGCAATGGACAGATAGTCCATCAGGGCTACTTGCAGCTTGTGCTCCGAGGGGTGCGGCGCTTTCATCCCTCTTCCCTCTCCGGGTATTTCGGCTCATCGCCTCCGGTCCACTCCATCAGTTCCGAGTATTCGCCGTGGTTGGTGTCGCGAAGATCGCCGGTTGCTTTCCAGCCAAGCGCGGTCCATCGCGGCACGTCGTTCAGGCGAACGTAGGTCGTCCACCAAATACGCTCGGTGACGCGCGGGGCGGTCATGTGCGGGCCGCCGCGTGGCGGCTCATCGCAATGAGCTGATGCCGATAGTGTGCGACCGTGTAGTGGCTGATGCCCAACAGGCGCGCGATCTCCTTCAACGAGAAGTGTTCATAAAGCCTGCGGACGGCCTCAAGCCGCGCTTCGGAAACTTCCAGGCACCGCCGGCCACCACCGACTACTTCATCGGGCATGAAGCCGCGTTCCGCGCACACTCGCGCGATGATGTCGTTGCCGGTCATGCCGCCTCCGCAATCATCTTGGCGCGGAAGGCGCGCTTGTGCTGGACGAACTCCTCGGGCGACATGCGTACTTCGAGGCGCGTCAGACGATGGTGCGGCTCGCAGTATGACTTGCCGGGCGCGGCCTCACAGCCGCAGAACGTCATGCTGGCCGGTGCATCGCCATATGGGAATCGGCACTGCCCGCGCTGAAGATCGAACAGGGAAACATGCAGCGGCACTACATCGACAACGGCTGCGCAAGGAAGAACCGGAACCAGCCTCACGGACGGCGCCGACTTCTTGCGGATCACCCGTTGCCCCTTGTTCGCAGGCGGGCGCTCAACGCCGTTGGCGCGTGTGAGACCGAGACGATGCAGCTTGCCGATGACCGAGTTTCTGGTCACGCCAAGCTCGTATGCAATCGCTCCACCGGAATAGCCTTCCGCGAAGAGGGCCTTCAGCCGATCGATCCTCTCCGGGGGCCATTGGCTCGCGCTATGGCTCGACCGCAAGCCGAGCTTGTCGGCCTGGTGCTTGATGCCGTGGCGCGTCATGCCGACGACTTCTCCAACCTGCTCAAGGGTACGGCCCTGCAAGAGCATCGTTTTCAGAGTCGCTAGTTTTTGCTCTGTCCAGAATGGTGACATTTGAACCCCCTGCCCTGTGTTGTCGCTACTTCCGTTCAGCGAGCCATAGTCTGATCTTCAGCACGATCTTTCGTGCCAATGCCCTCAGTAACCGCATGACTTTTCCTCTTCAGAGCACGCATGCGCAGCGCGTCCATTTCGTTTTCCAGTTCGACGCGCAGGCAGAGTTGGTCGTATGCCGCCCTGATATTATGAAAGAGCGTGAGCCGTGGTTCCTTGGCTTCGCCGCTGTCGGCGAGGAACTTCCGCAACCAGGAAGATGAAACACCAACCGCCTGCGCCACCTTGTCGTATGCGACGGTGCGGGAGCCGCTACGGTACGCTTCGCGACGCACAAGCTCGCTCGCCATGCTGCGGGTTGTTGAAATTAACGCGGCCGAACTCATTGGCGATCCCTTGTCAATCTTTGACATCTCTTAGACTGCTCCATGGTTTTAAAACCCTGCCCATGGACGACGACGAACTCGAACCGGATACCTGGGACACGCTCTGCTTGGCGGCGCTGCGTGTCGTAGATCGGCTAACCCTTCAGACACAAAACGATTGCGATACCGGGAGCTGCGACGATGGCGACACCGACAACGATCAAGGCGGCATTGATTGCCGTTTGCCTGATGGCCGTCATCATGACCGCGCTCCTGGTGATTGAGATTCCGTAGCGCACTGCCCCGTGCGTGGTGGAGCGGCCGGCGTGTCTTTGCCCCGAGATGCGTCGGCCGTGGTCATTTCAGCACCGCGAAAACGATGAAGCCCGCGATCCACCCATAGACGATGCCCAAGCAGACGCCGGATATTCGATCTTCGAAGCGGTCAGCGAGGGCATATATCGGAGCGGCGCCGACCGTGAGGAGCACTATTGCGACGGCCATCGAAACGAAGAAGCTTTCCATCACACCCACTCCATGAGCGCTTTGTTGAACGCGACCACGTCGAGAATGAATCGGCGCTCGGTAGTGTTTTCGGGGACACCCGAGCGCCGCCCATCAACCGGAGATCGAGTTGCATCCGGGGGATTGGAAATTGAATCTGAGAGGCCGGGCTCGAAACCGGCTGCTGATCTGGATCGCACAATCGGTCCCATTGCTTCACCGAATGTCGCAACCAGCTTAGGGCTTGGCCATGGTCGCCCTGCGTGTCCTTCCACGCCGCTCTCAGAACTCGTGAAAGAAAAATTGGCCGGTGCCGTAGCTTGGACGGCTGACTCCTGTGCGGAAGTAACGGCACCGGCCAGTCGGGCGTCAGGGAGGAGAGACGCCAACTCGGAATTGTTCGGATGCGAGGTCATGCGGCATCCTCACGGTGAGCGATGCTGAAGTCCCCGTAATGCTCGATTGTCGCTGCGCGATACGCGGCCCTAGCCTCCTCGGCTGTGTCAAACGTGCCGAGATAGATGCGTCGCCCGTTTGGACTAATTGCCGAGCCAAACCGACCATTGCGACGGCGGTGAACGCCTTCACGCTTTCTATTCCAGGTGTTTCCGTGCTCAGAAGCCTCGCGCAGATTCGCAAAGCGATTGTCGGCCTTGTCGCCGTTGATGTGATCAACAAGCTGCGCCGGCCATTCGCCGGTCGTATAGAGCCACGCGAGGCGATGCGCGAGGTAGGACTTGCCCCGCAACATGATGCACCAATAGCCCTGCTTCATCAGATAGCCAGCAAGCGCGCCAGCTTTGCAATTGCCGTTGCGCGTGACGCGCCAGTAGAATTGGCCGATCTCGGGATCGTAGCTGAGCAACTCGCGCAGCTGAGCGGCGGTAATCGTCAGGTTGTAGCGACGCCCGGTCATGCCGCACCTTCCGGCGCCGGATACAGGTCGGGACGCAGTTCGTGACGAGGAATGCCGGTGTGGCGCTCAACGTCGAGCACGCGAAGAGGAGGAACGCGTTCCCACTGGGAAATAGCCTGCGGCTTGATGAACAGCTTGCGCGCCAGCGCTTCTGCGGTTCCGAGGCTTTCAATGGCCCGTTTCAGGGCGGGGTCGCGTGCTTTTTCCGACATAAAGCAGGTAAAGCATAACTTGAGTCCGAAAGTCAAGCCTCACTTTCTTTACAGCCTCAAGCCTGTCTTTATGGTGCGCCGTGCCATGTCAATCCTCGGGAAGAAGATAGCAGTAGCCCGCAAGCGCCTGCGACCAAAGGTCACACAGGCGGAGCTTGCCGAGGTGCTTGGGGTTACGCCTCAGGCCGTGTCTGGCTGGGAACGCGGTGATTCCTCCCCCGAGGGGGCAAAAATACCAGTCATTGCGAAGACGCTTAAGGTTTCCACCGACTGGCTGCACGACGAGGCCGATCGAACCCCGCCTATTGTTCCGGAGGGGAACAACCTCGAATTGAGTAGCCAGCCCGCCGCCGGTTTGCCACACTCTCACGGGGCGTTCAGATTGCGCGAAATGCAGTCTTTACATGTCGGGGGCGGAACCATGCCATTGCGTGGGCTAACAAGCGCCGGAGAAGGCGTAGAAGTAATTGATTCTGAGCCTATAGACTACATTCCGAGGTCGCCTGGGTTGGAGCACGTTCGCGAGGCTTATGCGCTTCAGGTAGACGGCACCTCTATGGTGCCGGCGCTCCGGCCGGGCTTTATCGTCCACGTCGATCCGCACCGCAAAGCGCGACAGGGTAACTTGTGCGTGTTCCGCAACGAGCGGCTGGACGGAACGGTTTACGGATGCATCAAAGAGTACCGCAAAGAGACGGCCGACGCCTGGCACGTTGAGCAATACAACCCGCCCGAAGGCGAGAAGCGTTGTTTTGCTCTGCGAAAGGCGGAATGGACGACCGTTCACGTCGTCGTCTTTATCGATCCCCGAAACGGCTAGCTCAATCCTGAATCGCTGACGGTCTTTGTGCGGTTTCAGACCGACAATTTCGCGCGTGCTTGTTTTTTTCTAAAGGACGGCTTGACCAGCAACTAAAGCTATGCTTTATGGAGCCATCAACCACCACCGATCACCACGAGGAGGGGAAGATGGGGACAACGACCGCAGAGGCTAGCAGCAAGTCACCACTGGTGATCCGGGCGCAGCATACGCCGGGACCGTGGCGCGTTGAGGAAGGGACAACCCTCGTTTGGGGCGCCTGCAACGAAGACGACCTTTCGAGCTACGGCATGGGCTACCCAGTTGCAGAAGCGCGCGTGCAGCTAGGACATCCGTCGCCGCTCGCGCGCTCGTTCCGAGCGGATGAGGCTGAAGCCAACGCCCGCCTAATCGCAGCGGCGCCTGAGTTGTACGAGGCGCTGAAGGTCGCAGAAGACGCCATCCGCAGCTACGACGGCGGCGATCCAACCACAGAGACGGGCTGGAAAAACGACGAGCTGTTGCAGGTTTGGCTGACCATCGACGCCGCCCTCTCCAAGGTGGAGGAAGCGTGATGAGCAAAGAACTCTTCATCGCTGCGCACGAAGAGCTGATCGAGGAATACCTCAACGATCATCCTGACGCGGATTGGTGCGAAGCATACGACAAGACAGGCGACGTGGCAGGCGAGCGTTACCGGGACAAATTCGCAGACATGGTGGACGCAGCAAGGCTGCGCGCAAAGGAGGGTCGCTAATCATGTCCGACTGGCGCCTCCTCCACTGGCTTCCCGCAGAAACCGACTTCGAACACGCAGAGCGTGTTGAGAACGCCGACGCACTGGCCCGCAAATATTTTGACGATGCGACGGCTCCGCAACGTGAAGCCTACAGCGATCGGATGGCAGACCTCGCTCCGTACCGGGGACCGAAGTGGGAGCGAGCACGCGGTGATGCGCTGAGGTACTTCCGCGAAGCCACCAGCGAGGCTGCTCAGTTGTTTGAGTTCACGGCGGAAGAAATCCTCCGTGATGGCGAGGTGAGTGAAGAGACGAGCATGAAGTGGGACTTGCTGACGGTGCGGGCGCAGATGCTCGACGCTGCCGAATAAGGAGGGGATCATGTTTCGTGTCGGCATGAAGGTTGTTTGTGTGGATGGCGAGTATTCTGGCTCTCTCGTCCGGCAAACGTTGGGCGGTGATGAATATGAAGTTCCTATGCCCAAGCGCGAGACCATCTACACAATCCGCGACATCGAATTCCAGAGTGAGAGTGTCTGTGCTGTCCGCCTAGAAGAGATCGTGAATCCGATCTGCAGGTCCATCTCCGATGGTGTGATGGAGCCAAACTACAGAAGCACTCGCTTCCGCCCCGTAGTCGAGCGCAAGACCGACATCTCCCTCTTCACTGCGATGCTCAATCCAACGAAGCAGAAGGAGCGCGTGTGATGAAGATCAACTGTGGTCCATCTTGGAAAGCTCGGTTCAACGCAAAGCACGAGTGGCACCGCTGGTTTGCGTGGCGGCCTGTTCGTATCGGCGAGCACGATTGCCGATGGCTCGAATACGTCGAGCGCAAGGGGAAATTTTGGGAATGCTGGGGGCATGGTGGATGGGATTGGGAATACCGGACCCGTGTCGAACCCTTCCCCAATTCTGCGCACCTGGGGGGCTGACATGCACACCGAATGGACGCTTCCCCTCCCCGGCTCCGATCTTGATCCGATTGGACCTGTCTTGCGCGAGTTGGACAACTCAACGACTGAATTGCAGGTCATCGACCCCAAACGATTGATTGGCGATCGGATCACGATTGATAGCGCCATTCTCGCGCTGATGTTGGTTCGTCGGCGCATTGATGATGCGGAAGCTGCGTACCGAATGGATGCTGCTGAATGATTGGGAGGATTGAGGCGATGGATCAGACACTAGGCCGGATTCGCAAGGTCACGACGCCGGAAGGGCATACGGATTACGTGTTCGAATTCCCCAAGGCCACGGGGATGACCGTTAGCGTCATGGTCCAGCCGGGAGTGTACGAGGCCCAGCCGGTTGTTCTCGAATGGGAAACGGTTTCGCTGGTCGAACTCATCTACTCGCTACAGCGATAGCAACCCGCAACCTAACAACGATAGCGAAAGCACTTAGGGGACAATGACCGCTTCTGGTTGAGCGGCTCATCAGAGGTAAACGAACGAAGGGATATGACGATGGATAGCGACGGAAAGTTCTGGATCATCTGCTGGTCACTCGTGGCGACGGTCATCGTCGCATTCTTTATCGGCGCGTTCATCGGCGGTGGCCTTGAAAGCGAGCGCTATTACGCCGCGCAGGCCAACTGTCTTGCAAAGGGCGGCTCTTGGCTTCCGGTTCGCGGCAACGACGCATTCTGCCTGATGCTTCAGGCCAAGCAGTGAACAGGTAAAGCAACACAACTCGAAACGGGAAAGGTGCGATATGGCATCGCCGCTAATGATCATGATCGGACTGCACTACTGGACCTCGCCTGCGCCGTACGCCGAGCGTGAATCGGCGCATCGAGAGTCCCCGGCCGTCGCCGAAGCCATGTGCTCGTTCGTCAACGGCGGCATGTTGCGCAAGCGTGAAGCCCCCAACAAGTACGGTGGTGAGTACGAGGCAACTGATGCGCTTGGAGCGTGGGTAGAGGGACTAACTAGTGTTCGCTGGCCGGTTCAAGTTTGGGTGATACCTAAGAACGATCCGATGGACGCAGCAACGTGACTCCGGATCACCAGCAATGAGCCACCCCATCCAACCACGGTCATTGTCCACAAACCAGGTCAGAGAAATGAGCGACGACGGGACGCGGGTTAGAGATCAGCAGGGGATATCGACGGACGGCCACACGCCGCTGCCGTGGCGCGTTGGTGATCGCGCACCTTATGTCGAAATCTGGGGGTGCATGCGGATGAATTCTTATCCGATCGTTGCGTCAATGGAGAGCGACCCGCGAGGAGCCAACGCCGCCCTCATAGTCGAAGCCGTCAACTCTCACTCCTCCCTCCTCGAAGAGCGGGAGCGGCTGAAGGAGGCGCTGGAGAAGCTAACAAAGGCCGGGAACAAGGTCGCGCTGAAGGGGGCAGAAACCGGCCCGCAGTGGCTTGATCTCACGATGGCACTGTTGTCGGCAAAAGCCACCCTCTCCTCCATTTCGTCTGGCAAGCAGGGAGATGCGGCATCATGAACACGTTGATTGCCAGAGCAAAACTGCGACCGCAAATCTACGGCATCGCCATGGCGCAATGCACCTTCGGCGGGCCTCGGGGTATTTGGCTCGAATGCACGACATGCAACGCCTCCGACGTGATTGAGGGATCAAGCGGATACGGTTGGGAGACCGTCGGCTCTGTCGATATAGCCAAAGTGTTCCGTCGGCACGGGTGGACTGGTCGGACAGACAGAATGCTGAAAGCGAAGTGCCCGAAGTGCTCGGCGATACCTCGCCATGAGCGTGAAACAGAGGCCCGCTGACGCATGGTCGCGCTGAACTTCAAAGCACAATTCGCGGATGACGTTGAGGACGGCCGCAAGCGCCGCAGCATCCGCGCGCCTCGCAAGGACGGCCGTGACCCGAAGAAGGGCGACAGGCTCCAGCTCTATACTGGCATGCGGCAGAAGGGCTGCCGGAAGCTTGGAGACAGCCTTTGCGTGCGCATTCGCTCCGTCGAGATCGACCACATGGGGATCAAGTTGGATGGCCGTCAACTCTACGCGGGCGATGCACCTGCTTACCAGGGCGGACCTGATCCAGAACGATACGAAGGCGACTTCGCGCGGGCTGACGGTTTCGACAGCTTCCCTGAGATGGTTGAATTTTTCGAGCGCGAGCACGGGCTGCCATTCAAGGGCAACCTGATTGAGTGGAGCGCCGCGCCCATTATCGCCAACAGCCAAAAGGATGCCGCGCGATGACGCAGCCAACACCCATGTCATTCAGCGACTATCAAGATCGCATCGCGAGCGATATGCGAGCAATTGCCGATCTGTTCTTGAAGGCCGAGGCCGACGTTCGGCAGGGAGACATTGCCGCCGCACAGATCGTTGCCGGAATGGGCGATTGGCAGAACATGCTGATGTTGCGCCATGAGTTCTTTGCGGACTGCCTGGAGCTGGGCCGCACAGAGCCTATTGTCTCAAATCATGAAGGACCAGCGGCAAAGTGACTGACGGCCTGCCATACTGGCCCGCTGCTCTGCGCCTGGATCAGGCGGCGGCCTACTCTGGCCTGTCCGTTGATACATTCAAAAACGTTTGCCCGGTCAAGCCGATAGCCTTCACGGAGTCCTCCCGCGGGCAAAGATATTTGCGGACAAGGCTGGACGAATGGCTGGCGTCTCTGGACCCGAACAAGCAAAACTCCCCTGTCCGGCGTTTTGGGGAGCGCATCAATGGTGGTCAAAGTGAAGCTCGAAGGGCTTAACATAGTCCGCGCGCGGGGCCGGTTCTACGTCTACCTCCGGGAGACGGGAGAGCCGTTGCTGAAGGGCTTTGAAGGCAAGCGCGCCGATCTGCTGCGCCGCCTCGCCATGCCAGACATGATCGCCCTGTACAACAGCAAGCGAAAGCGTGACCTGAAGCGGACCTATCCGGCGGGAACGCTCGGCGCCTTGGTCGAATGGTTCGAGAACGAATGCCCCAGGTTCGCCAAGCTGGAAGACGCCACCAAGAAGGACTACCGGGCAGCCTACCTTTATCTGCGCCCCGAGTTCGACGCGCCGCTCGATACAATCACGCAGCCGACCCTTTACGAGGTCCGCGACCGTTGCGCCGTCCAGAAGTGGCCGCGCTTCGCCGACAAGATGATGGCCGCCCTGTCGTCCATGTTCACCGAGGCCGTCAAGCGCGGAAAGATGCCAGTCAACCCGGCCAAGGGCATCGACAAGGCGCACAAGGCCGACCCGAATTCCAATCGGGAATGGCACCCTGACGAGTGGCGGGACGCCATCCGGCTGGCGCCGGCAGAGATCAAGACGCCGATGATGCTGGCGCGGTTCGCTGGCTTCCGCGGTCAGACGATCGCCAAGCTGCAATGGAAGCACTACCAGGCCGATCCGCGCTTCGGGAAATGCTTCCGGCTGGTCGTCAGGAAGAACAAGGAGCCGATCTGGATTCCGGCTGCGCCTGAGCTGCAAGCCTATCTCGACGCCCTGACCCGCACGTCAACGCTGATCGCGACCAAAGCGGACGGTACGCCGTGGAAGGACGAGAAGCAGATGCAGACAGACGTTAGCCACTTCCTGCGAGGCATTCAGGATACGTCCGCGGTCGAGCCTGGAGCCACGCTGCACGGGCTGCGCGTGTCCTACGCTGCCGAGCTTGGGCGCGAGGGAAGTTCTGACGGCGACGTTGCTGCGGCTCTTGGCGATCGTTCTGAAGCGATGGGCAAGCACTACACGCGGCACGTCGAGAACGAGTCGAAAGTCATTCGCGCATTCGAGCGCAAGAAGCGGTGAAAATGTTTTGCAAATCTCGTTTTGTCCCATCGTTTCTGATAGGATTAAAGAGCGATGTTTGCAGGGAAAGACTAGGCGGAACAATGAGGCCAACGCATTTTAAGTCCCTTGCGTCTACCAATTTCGCCATGCCCGCGCGCATTGGTTTTGCTCGGTTTTTCGCCCTAGCGTCAACCGATGTTTTGCAGATTCTCCCTCGTGTTTTGCAAAACGGGTTCACGAAATGACCGATCCATCCATCGAGCGCAACGCGCTGCTCACAGTCCGAAGCAAGCTTGTCGAGACCGCCGCAGAGACGACAGACGAGGGCCTTCAGCACCGCTGCCGGACGCTGATCCAGAACATCGACGGGCTGCAGAAACATCCCGACGACAAGGCGCTGCTCGCGCAGTTCGCCGCCAATACGAATGACCTGGAGCGGTACAAGGCCGGCCTCTCGGGGCGCGGCACTGATCAGTAGGAATGACGATCATGTGGCAACCGATCAAGACGGCGCCAAAGGATGGCCGGCGAATCTGCGCCTGCGACCCAGCAAAGGGCTACATCGCAATTGTGGTGTGGCGCGAACACGAATGGGAGTGCGTGGATAAGGCAGCCAACCCGATGGGCCACGGCTTCTACCCGACCATGTGGCTCTCGGTCGCGCAAAGCCAATCCTGCCAGTGCGACGCCTGCCTCGCGGATGGTCAGCACGACTCAAGTTGTCCGGTTCACAATGGGCCAGCTTTGCCCGTTGGGGCCTGTACTTGCGGCAGCAACGTCGCACCTCGGCGACTGTGCCATGGGAGCGCCGAGAGATGAGCGAACTTCTAATCCGATCAGTGGCCACAGCGATCTGCAAGTCTCGGACCTGCGAAGGCATCAACTGCTGCCAGTGGCCCGCGCAAGGTGGTCGCACCCGATGCCCCGTGAAGCTCGGCGGTTACGACGAGGCTGCGCGTGACGCCATAGCCGCCTATGAGGCCTTCCAGGCGGCCGAGCGGCGCCGAACATGCAAGCACCCGCGCCGCATGGGTAGCGGTTCGGTCAGCTCAGACGGCTCCTCAAGCGGCCATTACTACTGCCCCGACTGCCATCAGAGTTGGAACTACGAAACGCCGCCGAGCGCGGAGTCTGAGCGGCTCGAACTCCACAACGGCGGCAATAACTAACCGTTACTGAGGAGCTGAAGCAATGAGCATCGTAAATGCGGGTGAACTGGTGGTTATGGCTGAGCGCGAGACGCGCGAACGGTGCGCCGAGATAGCTCGATCCTTCCCGAAACTATTGCCCTTGTCCAAGCGGCATGTGCGCCAGGTAACGGGAGAGGACATTGCCAAAGCAATCGAGGCTGACGAACTTTACGCCACACCCCGCGAGTGATTGGGAAAGATTGAGCCATGGGCCGCGAAACTCTGATTGACGCTTTGGTTCAGGAGGCAATCAGCGTCCTGCACCACGACACGACAGAGAACAGCGAGGTTGATAGGTATGAGCGGGAAACGTTACGCAAGCGGTTCGCGAGCGTTCTCGGGCGCGGGCAAACGAAACCCCCCTGTCCAGACGGAGAGCTTTGTGCGGCCGTTAGCGACGAATGCGCCCAAGGCTGTATCGAACGACGCTCCGCCAATAGCAGCGCGGGATTGAAGGAGTGAGGCAAATGGGCACTTGGGCAGCAGCTCTTGGAGCGGAACGCAGCGACGAAACCTTAGCCGAACTGCGCGCCTCGGCCGCCAAACAGTTCGACATCGACGCCTTCAGTTGCGACGATTGCTCAGCCCGGAAAACCTGCGAGTGGGCCTTCGATCCGTACAACACGAACGGCGACTGCTTGGCTGAGAAGTGATCGATAGCAACACGAAACGAGCGAGATGAGGCAATGAGCCGCCATACGATAACGGTCGAAGAGGTCGATACCTACCTGAACCAAGAAACCTGGGATCAGGTCGCGGCCAGCTTTGGTAGCGGAAGCCAGAAAAAGCTGGAGCGCAACAGTCTTACCGGAGACTTTCGCGTGAAGGACCACGACGCCATGAAATTCCATGGCCCTGATCTGGAAGCCGCCGTCGAAGCCTACAACGCCGCACCCTGACGCTGTTGACCGATGACTAGCGCCAACCACCCTCCGGTCGATCTAATCGAACTCGCGAAGCACGAGTTCAAGGCCGGACGCATATGCCGGAAGTGGCCGAACCTTGTCCGCTCCCGTGAATATCGGACTCGCGGCGCGGCCCTGTATCTCCTTTACAGGAGGCGACGTGTCACAGGATCACAACGACGATGACCAATCAAGAGACACTTGTAGACGCTCTCAGCCAAGCCGTGGGCTGGATCGAGGAATGCGGCAGCGATCATGAAGGGCGTCAGTATGTGCTGACCGAGGCGCGGGCGGCACTTCGCGGCATCTCGCTTGTTCGCCCGAGATGTCCCGCCGAAAGAGAGACGCTAGCCGCCGTGCTCTACAAGAACTTGAGAACCAATATCCACGGCATGGACGGTTTTCGCAAGGCGGCGGACGCCATACTGGCACACCTCGCCAATCCCGCCGAGCAATCGAAGGAGGACCGGGGATGAGTGAGCTTGCGTTCGCGATAGCGCAACTAAGGCACGCCTACGCGCAACTAGCAGTTGGCGCCGTAAAGGATCAGAAGCAATTCGCGGACGGGCTGATTGCACCGCAAATCAGGGCGCTGGAATGCGCCGCCCTCCGCAGCCTCCCCGAGAGGGAGGAGATTGCGCGGGTGCTAACAATGGCACTCTTCAAAGCAGAGTTTGAAGTGATGACATCGTGGACCCAGAAGGACATGCGCGACGCGGCCGACGCTGTGATCGCGCACCTGAGCGGTTGTGAGCAGCAAGTGGAGAGCGACAAATGAGCGAAGAACTACGGCAGGCAGCCATCGCCATTCTGAGGGACTGCCAACAACCCGGCGATACCGAGGCCGCCCACTCGCGCGCAGATGATGCTATCTGCGATCTACTCCGATCGCTCGGTTACGGTGACGTGGTGGATGAGTGGGAGAAGGTCGATAAATGGTATGCCTGACGCAGCCCGTCAATCCTAAGCAACCACCTTGCACCCCGCCCCCGGCACCCTAGATTCCGGGGACAATGAACGCTCTGCCGCGCGAGAATCATTACAGGTAAATCAACGCAGGGAATGACGAGATGCGCGATAGATACCAGATCGGAACGGTTGTCATGAACGCGGCGGACGAGCCCTGCCACTGCGATGGCGGCCAGAAGCACTGGCATATGGTCGAAGTCATTTGGAATGGCGAGAAGTGGGTAAATCTCAATGACGTTTTTCCATTGCTTCAGCACTTCCTAAACAACCCGGAAGCGAAGCCGCCATCTCCTACCCAAGGATCACCAGCGATGAGCGCCAACACCTAGAAGCGGCAATGGTCCCCCAATGTGGATATACACAGAACGACGCCACGGCAAGAAGGACCGGCTGATCGGCTTTCCCGATGCCGACTCGGCCCGCGCTTGGTTCAAGGATCACGACCCCGATGGCGTTGCCTTCGAATATCCCGAGTTCGACGTAGTGCCGCCGTTCATGGAAATTGAGGGGTGGAGAACGGTCTTGGAGAATGGAGAACCCGTCTGGCATGGGCCGGAGCAGGCTTGTCTAAGGTTCGTGGTTGATCCTGAGTTCAGGGCTGAGTGCCTGAGATCGAAGAAGTTAGGGCCAAAATTGGGACAATGACGGCAGTGCCGTGAGAGATTCAGAGCAGGTAAATGGAGACTGATTGTGCCGAACGAAATGATTAAGCGAGTGGCGATGGCAATACACCGAGCAATACCCGGTCGCGAGCAAAGTCGGGTTGCGATGACGCCAATGACGATCCTGCTGGCCCGCGCCGCTATCGAGGAAATGCGGAAGCCGACTGATGCGATGGTTGAAGCCGGAAATCCTCAATGTGGGGAGGATTCTCTTGGGGCTTGGTATCCGTGGACAGCCATGATCGACGCCGCGCTAGCGGACGCTACCGCCCTCTCAGCTTCGGAGCCATGTCCTGAAACAGACCCCAGAGCTGATCGTTGTTGATCCGGTATTTCCTCCAGCCATCGTCAGTGCTGATGACGAGAAACGGCTTCCCGCTTTCAAATACAAGCCGCATCGTTCTGGCGTCGGATAGCGGGATTGGCGGCACATCGTAGGGGCCGAACTGAAGCGCCTCGCTCATTTCCCCCCGCTCGCCGTCATCCAATCCTCCAGCTCCGGGGTGTCGAAAGCTGCTTCTTCATCCTCGGTCCCCGAGTTCGGCAGGTAGCGCCGCCCTTTGCGAACACGCCGGAACGGACGTTCTGACTTGCGGCGCATGGTGTCACCTCGACTGCTCGACGGTTCGCCCGCGCGACGGCGGGAAGTTCTGCTTGTTGCGCCCGATCTCGCCGCCCTCCCGATGCAGTGTGATCGACTGCATGGCGCTTGTGGCGCGGTAGCCGTGGCTGTGGGCGAAGGAATCTCTTGGCACTGGCTGAGAGAAGGACTCGCAGCGAACCGAGCCTACGGTCTTTACAGTCTCGTGGTGGATGTGCCCGAAGATGCACCAGCGATAGAGCGAGGCGTTCCAGTATTCGGGGTTATCCTCGGCCATCATGATATACATGCGGTCGGGCTTCATCGTGTGCCCGTGCGTCGCCGCCGTATAGTTCACGCCGAACAGGTGGAAGAAGTGATCGTTGTTCCCGTCTTCCATGTCGATGTGGACGCGAGGCTCGTTAGAATAGAAAAGCCCCAGCGCGATATTGAGCCACTTCGCGGATTCGGGATCGTGGTTGCCCTTCAGGTTCTTGACGATGACGGTCTTGTGCCGCTGCAAGGCGTAGTCGATCGACGTGCGCAGCAGATTGACGCCGACCCATTTGACCTTTTGGTCTCGGCCGTCAACGTCTAGATGGTGCCCGGATGCCGGCGTTACGTTCCGCTGGTCGTCGGCGTGGAAGAAGTCCCCGGTATTGATGAGCACGCCGGTTTCAGCGGGAGGCGAAAGCCCGATCAGGCGTTGAAGCGTGTTCTGTACGCGCGCCACCCCGATCTTGAGGTCGTTGGATTCGCCGGTCTCCTTGCCGTAGGAGAGCATGCCGATGTGCGGGTCTACTATCGGATAGTAGTTGCACAGGTCTGCCTCGGTATCCTTCGGCGGCGGGACCAGCTTGGCATAACCCTTGTACTGGCCGAACTCGTCATGGATGGCCGCTTTGAGATCGGCGGTTGACTGCGCTTCCTGCTTCTCCTTCACCCACTGGAGCAGCCTGCCGTCCGGGTCGTCCTCCGGGAACTTGTAGAGCGTTGATGTTCCGGTCAGGACGCCGGATGGAGGCCCAGGTGGTCCCGGCCGGTAATCCCCTAGCCCCCGCTCCGCGGCGACCCTGAGCCGGTTGCGGAAGGTCTTTTCGTTGAGGCCGAGCGCCTTGTAGGCGAGATGTTGCCGGCCGTACTTGCGGAGAGCCTCGACGGCCTCCAGCGCCTTTGCGTCGCTCAGTGGCGGCGTGGGCATGTTACGCCCCTATGCCGTTTCCCCCAGCAAAAGCCGTCGCACCTTCGGCCATTCCATGGCGTTGAACCGAATGCGTCCGCAGATCGCGCCGGCAGGACCGACCGCAAGCACTCCCTCGCCATTTCCGAGATCAACGATCAGCGCGGCGCCGACGATGTGATAGGTCTCTGGCGGAATCGAGTTGAACAGCTTTTCCGCCGCCTTGACGGCCTCCCCTTCGAGGGCGGTTGCGGTTAGGTCGTGAGACTTGATCGTCTCCAGCTCCTTATCGACCGATACGCATTGGGCCGCTGCGGGAGTGGCGACGAGCAAAAGGAAAGCGAGAACCGCGAATAGGCGTTTCATGATAGCCCCGTTTGGTGGTGGAAGATTACTTAGGAAGTGCGCCCATCAGGGCGGACAGCTTCGGCAGGTAGGTCGAGACGTAGCCGATCGCGCCGGCAATGCCGTAGGTCGCCCAGCGCGTGACCTTCAATGCGCCCTTGCTTTGCACATAGGCATCTTTCATCTCGCCAACGTCTGCGCCAATGGCGTCTAGCTTCGCGTTGACGTGCTTCATTTCGTTTTCGAGCCGCGCCAGTCGCTCGCGCGGGGTGTCGTCGGGGGTCATGACTGACCGCCCTGTTTGGCGATCTTGACGATGCCGGCGAAGAACATCCCCGACACGACGAGACCGGCAATAACCGCTGTCTCGCCACTGATGGGGTCCGTCGTCCACCGATAGCCGAGTGCAGGTCCGATCACCTTGTCGCAGGCCACGGCCTTGAAGAACCAGATGGCGACTCCGTAGGCCATGATCGATGGCGGCGAGAGCGGATGACCGATCCAGAGCGACATCGCCTGAACCTGCGCGGAGGCAATGCCGGTTGCAGACTGAATGGCGGCAATCGAAACGTCTTTCGATTTGTTGTAGGCAGTGATAAGCCCGCTGCCGATGCTCGTGGCGGCGCTGATAATGGTTCCGATCCCGAACATCAGCTCGCCCTCCGGCTTTCCATGAACGCCAGCAAAGCCTTGGCGAGCGCAACGCCGGTTACGATCTTAAGGGCCGTCTCAGAGCCTACAAACGGCGTCAGATCGACCGCGCCGACGAAGTGCAGCAAGTCGAGCAGGACGGACGGAAGGCCCACCAGCGACGCTGTGAGGACCGTGATCCAGTCATAGACCCAGCGGAAGAACGTCTTCATTTCCTGAACGCCTTGAGGATTGCGGAGAGAATGGCAGAGAGCCAGCTAGCGGGCTTCGTCTCGACCGGGCCGGGTTTGGGGAGGTCGGGCGGAGGCGGAGCAGGCGGCGGCGAGGTGCCGCCCTTGTATGGGGTCTTGAACTGCTGCTGCTCGGTGCGCCGCCGACCGATAATTTCCGGCGGCTTGCTCCACATCATGATCGCCTCAGCCGCGCCCTTACGGTCCCCGGCATTTAGGCGTTTGATGCAGGTTGACGAGCCGAACTTCGGGCCGACGTTGAAGCAGATCGAGACAAGTGCATCGAACTCGTGATCAGCAACTGGAACCTTAAGCGCCCGCTCAATCGCCTGCTCATACTGGCGCAGATCGCGCGTTAGTATCTCGTCGCACTCAGCGGCCGTGATGGTCATTCCAGGAATGGGGGCGGGCGCACCGGCTGATGCCGTGTGCCCTACTCCAATCGTCCAAACACCTACAGAGTCCTTGTAAGCCTTTAGGCGCACGCCTTCGCGCTGGATCAGGAGCTTTCGCCCCTGCTTGCTCATCCGCATTGTTATGTCTCCAAAGAAAAAGGCCGCCCTAAAGGCGGCCCTGTCTGATGGGATGGTTGACGGCCTTGTCTGGAGGCCAGCCGCGCCCTATCCGGCGCATTGCAGTGAAATAGGGGATGCCAGTTTCCTTGCACCAATCCGGGATGGTGCGAACGTCATCGCCGATGCGGACAAGACGAACGCCGCGTCGGTTCTTTGATTGATCGCCCTTCGGGAGCCAAATGCAGTTGCCCGGCTCATAGCCGCGAGTGCCGTCCACGCGCTCAACCGTGTAATTGCCTTCCGGGCGGTCGCCCATATCAGCCAAGAAGCATTCAAAGCCGGTCAGCCGACCGTCTCCAGATTTCCAGCGCGGAGAAACAGAAATGCCGCGCGCACCGTAGTTGTGGTACGAGCTGTTATCTGGATTCTCGCACCTGTCGATTATGTGCCACCACACCTTGTGTACTGGATGCGCTGATGCGCCCAGCGGGGCCGTTCGGTCACTCTTGGGAGCAGAGCATCCGCAATCGGTTCTCCGGCCCCAAACGTTGGCCCGCTGCGCTTCGAACTCACGGCCGCACTCGCATCGAAAGCGATAGTAGTTGGCCCGATGCTTGCCCGTCTTCCGAGTGCCGAGCGTAGCGATGATCGTAAGACGACCCTGGCTCTGCCCTACCCAATCAGCGCTGCGTCGCAGTTTCATTCGGTAATTATACACTGATTTGCCGCGCCAGTCTTGCGCTCGATCACAGCCAGCCCCGGACCACATGCGAGGCGAGGAAGATCACAAGCGTCGTTTTGGGGTGGTTACGGGTGAAGTTCACCACATAGGCAAACGGCCCCTTGACGTAGGTCCACGCCACATAGCCGTATTCGATAGCCTTGCTGATGACGTTGCCGATGGCTTGCATTGGCGATTCTCCCGTGGTTGGGGCATGAAAAAACCGCCCTCTGGGGGCGGCTGGGTGGTAGAAACGGGTATGAGACTCGATTACGTCGGCAGGCGAACCGTGTATGCGATGGCCGCGCTTGTGGCGGTGGCCTGCGCGGTTCTCGTCATTGCGGACTAGGAAATGAAATGATGTTCACTGAACGCCAGAAACAGATCGGTGCTTACATCACCGCAGCAGTCATGACGGTCGTGACGCTCTACATCCTGCTCTATTCGGCGTCTTGATCCGCAAGAATGTCAGGCCATACGGCCTTTAGCTCTTCCGGGGTCTTGGCCGCTTCGATTTCCGGCAATGCCGTCACGTCGCGCAATGCTTGCTTCTTCAGCGCAATTTCCCGCTTGCGAGCGTTGTCGGCAACTTCATCCGCGCGTTGATATTCAATATCGAGCGCACCAAGCTTGCCTGCTCTCACCCCGCGCATTTTGTCGCGCCAGATGTTTCGCGCCTTCGGCATGTCCACGTCAACACGGGCAGCATCAGCCTTCCACGCGTTGCGGAACGTGCGCTCATTCGGCAATTCATCGAGCGATCCGACCCGATGCGAGACATACTCGCCTGCGTGAGACGCTTTCCACTTGTTCAAGCATTCGTCTGGGTCCGCGCCCTCGACAACCTGCATAACCGACACGCCGCCGTCAGTCCGCGCAATCATGATGACCATATTATTGATCCCCGTAGCCCACCACGTTCAACAGCCCATCGACCGTCGCTCCAGTGAGCGTCACTCGCATGTTAACCTGAACGCTTCCGGCGAATTTATTTAGCGTCTGGCATGCTGTAGTATTCACGCTGCCTGACCCGCCGAACACCCAATTCGCGCTTGAGAAATCGGTCGCAATCGTGAACGTTAGATCGCCCACCCCATTGTCCGTGAACGATGTATGGTTGAACGATGCTTGGACCGTATACGTGCCGCCCGACTCCGACAAAAACACCCACCATTTCGCGGCGCTCTGACTTAGCACAACGCCGGTTGTGCTTGTGGTCGCCGCCTGCTTGATGTTCGCAAACGCCGTCGCCGCGTCCGCCACGTCTGACAGGTTATTGGCGGCCAACAAGTCGCCGCCGCCGGGGATGGCGGCAAACGTCCCATCGCCACGTAGAAACCTTGAGGCGTCGCCGGTCGCCGGAGCCGGGACAAGACCCTTCGTCCCGCCCGCGCCGCTGTCGCCAACGAACGCATCCAGTATCGCCGTCGCTTCGGTGGCGGTCAGGTCGGTTGGCGCACCTGTCCCGGCGCCCGCCGCACGACCCTTGATGGTCGATTGGGCCATGTTGGCGAGCGCCACATCATCCGCATTGACGGTAATGCCCGTTCCGGCACCGACTGCAAAGGATCGGCTCGCCGAGATATCCCCGCCGCCGCTCAGGCCCGCGCCAGCAGTGAACGTGACTGCTGTATGATCGACATTGCGCGCATGCGTCGTGTCCAAAGCAACGTCATCGGCGTTGACCGTGATGCCGGTTCCTGCGCCTACGGTAAACGTGCGGTTGGCTGAAAGGTCGCCGCCTCCGGTCAAGCCCGCGCCGGCCGTGAGGCTGATCGCACTGGCCGCCGCTTCAAGCGTGGCCCGCGCCGTCGCCGCATCAGCGTCATTAAGCAGCGTCTGCGCAAAGGCTGAGATGCCTAGCGTTGTCAGAACAGCCGCCGCGTCCGCGTCATCCAGGATCGTTTGCGCAAATGCGGAGACGCCCAAGGTCGTGAGGACCGCCGCAGCATCGGCATCGTCCAACAACGTCTGCACGAACGCCGACACGCCAAGCGTCGTCAGAACTGCCCCAGCGTCCGCATCGTCCACGATCGACCGGGCGAACGACGTGAAGTCCGCGAGGGCGGCAATGCCAACATCCGTAAAATACGGCAGCTTGTCAGTCGCGCCAACCAGCCCGGCCAATGCCCGCCCGCTCGACGTGAGAGAGTAGACCGCCGCCGTGTCGGTACCCGAGAAGTAAATCCCCTCATCGGTCGTCGGCGTGAGCGCGGCAATCGAAACAAGCGTTGCGTCCAGCCCGGCAGAAATAGTCGTGAGCAGCGTATCAACCGTGATCTTGCGGCTCGACGCCAGATCGGAATCATAGATGCCGAGATAGGTGGTTGCCCGCTCAGCCTCGGAGACTGTCAGCTTCTCGGTAAGGGTCGAAACATTCCATGAGAACGTATAGACGCCGCCGCTCTGCGCAATCGTGATGCCCGCCCCTGCGACAACCCGCGCCGGAAAGCGAGACGCCAGTTTGGCTTTGATGCCTGAGCCGGTTCGGCTGAATACAGCGTTGATTGCCATTACAGGCCCTCAAGAACCGGAATGGTGCCGAGCACCACTTGATCGGTCTCCGTTACGGTCGTCACCAGAATGCCGATCTCATAGGTTTTCGAGGAGCAGATCGCAGACATGGTGGAAGCCGAGAACGTGAACTGGAACGTTCCATCCGCATCGTCGCCAACGGTCGCGATTTCCCCGCCGGTCAGTGAGCCGGAAAGGACCGTCGAGCCGGAATCCTTGTCGCGCAGCTTCAGGGTGATTTCCGTCACGTCGCCAAGGTCCATCGGATCGCCCGTGTCCTTGTCGATCAGTTCGACGGTATCGCTCCAGGTGGCTTGATTGGAGATCGCCGGCAGCGTGGGGGTTTTCATTGTCAAAGCCGCTGGAAGAAGCTGCCGATCAAGGCGCGACTAACGTTGTTATGTGCCGTGTCGCCGCCAATCGATTCGGACGAGCCGGAAAGGGTGTGGGTGTGTGCGCCGTTCGAAGAGGACGTGGCCGAGAAGCTGTGCGAGTGATCGGCCGCCGTTTCGATTGAGTGCGTGTGGTTTCCGCTCTCATTAGTGGTGCTGGCGGTAGTCGTTCCAGTCCACGCGCTCAAATCCGCGCCAATCGACGCACCCGTGGTTCCGCTTCTCAGCGTGTAACTATGCGAGTGGTTGGCGCTCTGGATACCCGTCGCGCCGCCGTGATTGTGGTTGCCCGCCTCGCCCGTCGTGCCCGATACGCTATGGGTATGCGCGCCGTTCGAGGCCGTGGCATACGTTCCAACGCCATGGGTGTGCGCCGCCAACTCGGTAATTTGCAGCGTGTGCGTGTTCAGGCCGATTACCGATCCGGGTGTTTCGCCATCGCCTGATGTCGTCGGGACGGACGAGGGAAACCGGCTTGCAGCCGTGTTGCCCATAGTATCCAGACCGCCCAGAAAGCTCGCCCTGCCGTCGAGCAGGGTGATTGTCTTGTTGGCTGCGAAGTCAGCCGCCGCAGAAGCGCCCCGGCCCGTCGAAACCGCAGCCTGCGCATCAGCGATCTTGTTCCAGAGGAAGGTAAATAGGTCCTCGGTATCGGCGTTGGCGCGCTCCGTTGCGCCAGAGGATGCGTTGCCGATCGTGCGGCCATTGCAGCGGACAAAGCCCGTTCGGGTCTCGTCAACGGGCGAGAAAATAATATCACCCGTCTGGATCAGGTCAGCGGCGTCTACAGAATCCTCTGAAGCTTCGACCGGATCAGGGTTGGGGATTTCGCGGAAGTAGTAGAGCTGCGTTCCCGCCTCGGTCGTGACCTTCACGTCATAGGATTCTGTGAAAGGAATGAATACCGAAGGCCAGCGGCCATTGCCATCCGCCGGCACGTCGGCAGGGTAAACCGTGCTTTCCGAGGCGTCGGAATAGACGGCTAACGGCGTGGTGGTATTCCCGACGTAGAAATTTGCTATAGCGCCATCAGCGGGGATTCCGCTATTATCAAGCTCTATGGCGCCGCTCTTATCCCACAGCTTGCCCAAGGTCTCTTACCTCAAAGAAATAGCCGCCCGGAGGCGGCTGTTGCTGGTGTATTGCGTGGTGGTGTGGCTTTGCGCGTGGTTTCCCTACAACGCGCTACTGCTCATCCTCGGCCTTGCCTGGGGCGCCAAGCTGAAGCGCTCGCATCAGGTCTCCCGAAGAAATCGATATTCCGTCGCGGGCTAGTCCCGCCGACAGTGCGCGGGAGGCCGACGTGTAGGCCGCAAGCTTTGCCGGCGTCGGCCGGCTCACCAATTCAAGCTGCGCCTTCTCGTATCGGTCAGCGGCCTTCTTCACAGCCTCCGCATAAGCCGGCGAACGCTTCGCAACCAACTCCTTGAGCCGGTCGATTTGCTTGCCCGTCAGGACCGTTGCGAGCTTGTTGGATGCGGCGCCGATGGCGGGGATGGCGAGAGCCGCAGGGCCGGCAAAGGCCGCTGCACCGCCTGCTGCAGCCGTCTGAATGATGCCCTTGGAGGGCGACGCTTGGCCCGCGAAACGGAGTGCGTTCGTTGTCGGCGTCCCTTCGACAATCTGGCGCATCGCCTCAAGTTCGTTCGGCTTGAATCCGGTCGTCTTTCCCTCAACCGCCCGCTGCACGATCGGCGAAAGAACCTGCCGCATGGAGTTGACGGCGTTGCCGCCATAGCCGGCCCGGCCGGCACGAAGATCGGCAACGTCCGCCTTGCGCTGCAAATCCTGAACGCTGCGCGCGGTCGAATGGATCGCATCGGCCGTCTGCAGGTTCTTCGCAGCAGGTGGCGAGACCTCGGAAATGACCTTGGCGATTTCCCGGCTTGCGACCGCAGCCGCATCCCGCACGTTCTTGTCCGGCGAGTTGAACGATCTGCCGATGACGCGCTTGATATTCTGCAGATCGTCAAGCGATTGAATGCCGCCCTTTTCGAGAATGCCGATCGCGGAATAGACGGGTTGCGCCAGTTCGGGAATGAAGTTGGCCTTACCAAGCGCGCCGCGCATGCGCTCTGCGATACCGGTTGCCGTCTCGGCAGGAACTTCGACCCTGCCGGCTTCCGCCGTGAACGCCCGATAGTGTGGCTTGGCCGTGGCGAAGATGTCGGATGCCTTCGGCGTCACCTGTGCGGCTGTTGGTGCCGGAATGGACGGACGCGCCGCGGGCGCCCCCGTCGCCATGCCAGTGGACAGGATACGCCCGGCAGACGAAAGCCTGCCCTCATCCGTCTCGGCCGTGCGCGCAAACACCTTGATGCGGTTGTCCGTGGGATCGCGCAAGGCAACGTGCTTGTTCTGATCGGTCGGTACGAGCTGGCCTGACTTCGGATCGCGAAAAAGCAATTCGCCCGCATCGCTTTCGTGCGTGTCGTCCGAAATCAGGTTCGGCATTTGCGCCTGAACGTTCGGCGTCGTGCCCTGACCGGCCGCCGAGCCCTGGTTCATGAAGCCTAGGGCGATTTCGGCGCCCCTGCTCTGTTGGGATGGCGGCTCCAGTTGCGTAGAGCCGAAGCGTTCGGCAAAGGGAGCGGCGGGCGGCTGTGCTGGCTGTGCTGGCACCAGATCGTCAAACGATAGCCCGCCGCCCTGCTTCTGCGGAATCAGATCGTCAAACATCACAGGCCACTCGGATCAATGCCGTTCTGACGAAGGCGCTCCATGACCTTCGCGGGGTCCGCGCCCCTTGCGATGGCATCCTTTGCCTTGGCAAGAATGTCGTTCCCGGATGGCCCTAGGTCCCTATCTGTGCTCTTGCCAAAGCCATGCCTCGCAGCGTTTGGATAGGCTGCCGCCTTCTTGATGATGCGGTCGTACTGGTCCTCAACACGCTTGAGGTTCTGCAAAAACTGCCCCTTGCTCTGACGTTGCGCCAAGCTGGCAATGGTCTTCTGCAACGACTCCAATTCTTGCACTGCGACCTGACCAAGCGCGCCGCCGGTCGGCGATTCCTCGCGCATGCGCTGAAGGCGATCAAAACCAATATTGGCCGTAACCGTCTTGATCAATTCGGCTGTATCTGCGGCGTTCGTTTCCGCAATATTCGAAGCAGTCTCTGCGCCGAACCCGACAGCAGGGTTGTACCACGGCGCGCTAGATACCTTGGTGCGGACATCAGTGATGATGTCTTTGACCGCGCCACTCCCGGCGACCGTCTGTTCAGCCCGCGACACCGCCTTCGCCTGATCTTCCTCAATCTTCTGCGCCGCAGGCGTGCCGGGGATCGGCGTCGCACTGACCGCCCCGCCCGGCCCGATCACCGGCGCATAGTCTTTCGAGACTTCGCCGGTTTTGGGGATTGCGCCCCCGACAACAGCACCCCGGCGCGGGTCGAACGGCACGTAGCCCGTTCCGGTATCGAGTGTCTTGATGCCGCCCGGCGTCGGGACTACGCCGCCCGTATCAATGCGACGGAACCGTCCATCCTTGCCAATCGCGCCCAGAACGGTTTCGCCTGTGGTAGGGTCGGTGCCATAGATCGGCGTACCGTAGACGCCGCCGCCGTCTGCGGCCTGTTGCTTCTTCAGTGCGAATTCCTGCGACCAGCGCGAATCCGAAATCTTGTCCCGCTCAAGCTGGCGCGCATCCATCTGCGCCTGCCGCTGCTCGGCCTGCTTCCGCGCCATATACTGCATGGCCATGTTGGCAAGCGTCGGATCGCCCGAGGCCGCCAGCACGTTCGGGTCTTGCGTCTGCGAGAATTGCTCCAGCGCCTGACGCTTGCGCGCGCTTTGCTGCGCGCCGCGATAAACGTCCGCCAGCGAGCCGATAGGCGAGAAGTCGATTTGCGGAACAGTTGCCATCTATCAACCTCAGATCGGCATCGGGAACGGGTTGCCGCCGCCGGTCTGTGCGACGTTGTAGCCGTTCACCATCTGACTTCCGCCGCCACCCATGCCGCCGAAGGCACTGGTGCCGAGCCGTGCAAGGTTCATCCCGAAATTCCACAGGTTGCCCGAACCCTGCATCTCCGCCTGTGCTTCCTGATCGAACGTGTTGGCGTACGGGCTCGCAAACGCGTTGTTCGCCGTCACCTTGTCCCGCGCGTTCTGCGTCGCAAGATTGGCCAGCGTCGTCCCCTCGCCTGTGTTGATGCCCGCCAGCTCGCGGCCCTGACCCGCTGCGAGGTCAGCCAGCGAGCGTCCGGTCTGCCCGGCGATGTTGGCGCTGTTGATGCCGGCCGTATTGACGAGATTTGCCTGCTGGCCAGCGACCCCGGCAACGCCCGTTGCCGCGCCCTGCGTCGCAGCCAGCTCGGGATTGATGAAGCCCGCCAGCCGATCGAGCCACGCGCCGGACTCGCGGGAAGCCAGCCCCGCGCCGTATTCCTGCGCGTCCCGGTCAGCATTACCCGATGCCAGCATTCCGCCAGCGTTGCGGCGACGGTTGATCGCCTCCAGGCCCTGATCCAGATTGAAGGTGTACGGCAACGAGGTCTCAAACGAACCTCGCGCAGCGCCCGCTGCGTCCGCGCCATTGACGCCGAGCGCATCCTGATAGAGCGACGTTGACTGCCCATACTTCGCGGCCAGATCGGACAGCGGCGTGTAGGCGTCCCTCGCCTGATCGAGATACCCAAGGCCGGCTTGTGTTCCGTCGTTGATGTAGCCGATCGCGTTCTGACCGCCCGTCGTGATGTCTCCACGAGCCGTGCCGTAGCCGCCCGTGATATTGCCACGCGCTGCCGTATTGCCGTCGCGGATATATCCCTGCGAGTTGCCGAACGCCGCATCCAGCGCGCCGATGTTGTTGCCGTGCTGCTCGGCAAAGACGGCACGCGATTGCTGAGCGGCTTCCCGTGCAGGTTCGCCGGTAAAGATGTCGAAGATTCCCATGCTATGCCCTTATGATCGCCCAGCCGACAGAGTCGCTGTTCGACGCGCTTGCATTTATGGTGAAACCCGTGGTCGCTTCGCTTGACGCCCAATAAGTGCGGTTGGCATCGCCTGAGAGGTACACACGGTAGTCCGCGCTCGGCTCCGGCGTCGCGAACGTCACCGCAACAGTCGTGGCCGCTGAAAACGTTGCCGTGCCTGTGATCGGAAGCCTGTTCAGCAGTGCGTTGTACGTATCGACAAACCACGAGTACCACTCGCGCGTGACCAGCCCACTCGCCCCGATGATTGCAGCGTCATGGCTGGGCGGCGCCTTGATCTGACGAGGCATTAGCGGCGACCACCGTATTCTTTGGCCTGCGCCGCGCTCAGTTGTTTTGCGTAGTCTGTCGCGTTATCCGGCGTGTTAAAGACGCCCAGATGTCGGCCGCTTCGCCGGTACATTTCCGCAACCTCCTCAAGAGAGAGGTTCCGGCCATCATCGCTTACGGTCGGCAACAGCACCTCGCCGTTACCGAAGTTCATCGACGTTGACCGCACCGTGCTTATTGACCCGTCAGGGTTTCTGACGATTGGGCGGCTGTGCAAATCAATGTTGCCGTGCTCCATGATGCCGCGAGGCGCACCTAGATCAATAAAAGCCTGCTCAACGCGATTCGTGCTTGGCCTTTGCTTAAGGTAAGCCGCCGCGAGATCAGCAAGCGAACGATCCATCACGCCGCCCTCTGCTCGATCGCCATCTGACCGCCCATGAACCCGATATGAACCGGATCGGAGATCGACAGCTTGAAACGAATGCCTTGCCCAGAGAACGCGCCCGGCCGAACCGTGACACGGGTTTTGGACTTGCCCTGCTTGCCAAGAGACCGGCGGACTGGATTACTCCAGGAATAGCCGCCATCCTTCGACCAGCTAATCAGCACAGCAGGATCGGTCTGGATCGGGATCAACCCGTCCGCCTGGCCAACACCGACCGTGAAATCGAAATCAGCCCTCAGCACCGCGCCCCTTGCCGGGAACGTCGCCGGGACACCAGAGATCAACTCCATCACCAGAGCGTCGCTGTTGCCTTCGAAATAGTAGTTCGAGGTGGCGTCGAACAGCTTGCCACTGTCCTGATCGCCGAGAATCCAACGATCGAAGGCGTAGACCGACGCCGAAGCCCGCCAGTCGTCATCACCAAGCGACTTGCGCTCGATCCAGTTGCCCGTTGTCAGATCAAACTGATGCGTCCACTCGCCAGGATTGGAAAGCGTCCAGAAGGCGTGCTTGCCTTCCATGTGAACGAAGGCGAACAGCGAAGAGCCAAGGCCGTCCCGGATGGCCTGCTGAACGTCGCGCGATACATCCTCATTCGAGATCGGCTCCGGCGTGTAGCCGTTCAAACGGTACACAATGCCGTCGTCACCCACCCAGATCAGTTCGTTCGACCAGCCCGGTTCCCAACCCGCAATCGCATGCGTCCCGGCAATGCCGCGCTTGATGACGTAGGGTTGCCGCTCCAGAGGAAACGGCGAAGCGCCGATGTCCCGGTAGACGCCCGCGCCCCTTGGGCCGAACGCGAAGAACTCATCCCGGAACGTCACACCGCGCAACAGCCCACCAAGGCTTTGCTCGGTCGTGAACGAATTGGTCGCAACCGTGACGGCGTTCAGGCCAGAAGCGAAAATCCGCCCGTCGCCGATCGTCCAGAGGAAATAGCCATGCAGTTCTGATACGCTGTTCGGCTGCGGCAGGTCCGCATCGGCAAAGGCCGTTGGCGCCGAACCCGTGAAGAGGTTGGACGCCCCGTTATCAACGTCCACGCAGACGATGTTCGGCGTGGCCGCGTTGTTCTTCGCAATCGTTACCGGCTTCGTGCCGGCCAAAGCGCCTTGATTGGTGGCGGTATAAACGCCCCCCGATTCCGTAACCGTATAGGCGCGCGTGTCGAAAACCGGAATGAGCGTCGAGCCGACATAGATCGCGCCGCGTAAATGCGAGTGGTCCGCGATATCTACGAGTTGCTGCAGGCCAGCACAGCGGCGCCACACAACGGGGAATTTCGCGGCCTCTCCCGTCTTCTCCGCATAGCAATTGAAGAGCCTGCCGCCGCCTTCCTGGGGCTTGACGCCGGGATGGCTGGAGGCTGGGAAGGGGATGGCTGGCATTATCGGCCGGTCAGCCAGCGGTTATAGGTGAAGCGGCCCATCGCCTTCGGCAGATCGGTTTTCAGGTAAGGACTCGACGGATCAATCCGCTGAATGATGACCTTCAGGCGGTCCTCGATCTCGGTTCGAGCCGCAGGCGATATCTTCTGCTTGCCGAACGCTACCGCGCACTCGTTGGCGAGTAGTTCAGCCAGAGGACCGCACCACTCGACGGGGATTTCAGCCTCGTCGTCCACATCGACAACGCCGCGCGCCGAAAGCTCAGCAAACAGCCCGTCAACCCGGCGATCGATCTTGTCCTCGTCGGAATCCTCCAGCGAGTTGCCGTCCGAGGTCAGCAACAACTCTTCGGCCGCAAGCTCTACGAGTTGCGCGCGGGTTTTCGTCGTCATGCTGCGGCCTCACAAAGAGAAAGGCGGGCCGTTAAGCCCGCCCTTGACGGTTACGAAGAGGCAATGATGCCCTTCGATTTCAGGTGAGCATCAACCGCGCGAATCCACGTCACGATGGCATCAGCCTGAGTCTGGCTGTAACCAAACGGCGTGGTGCTGGTTGCTGCGGTCGCTGCAGGCGCAGTCGTCGCCTCCAACTGCGCGATCGGGTCGGCTCCATGGAAACCAACCAGGTCATCCGCGCTCTGGCCGAGACGAGTGCCGTCCGGCCCCTTGTCAGAAAGTTCCTTAACAGCCATTGCAATGGCTCCTTGATATGAGAGAGAAAGGAAAAGGGGCGAGCCTAAGCCCGCCCCGATTGATTACGCCACGTCGGCCGCGAGCGAGGCGCGAACCGCGAGACGCGGATCGATGGCCTTGATCCCGTAGAGCAGATCAAGACGCCAGTTGCTCACGTCGTTCGTGCCGTCGTAGTAGGGGATCACGCGAACGCTATATCCCTTGTACGAACGGCGGCCCACATCGACGGCGCCCGGAGGCTTGACCATCGGCACGGTGACGAGCGCGAAGGCGTTCTTGTGGAAGTACAGGTTCTGCGGGAAACCCGTGCTTGCCGTGCCCTGCCAGGTGACAACGTTGTCGTTGACTTCCGTGCCGGAATCCACGCTGACGGTCTGCTGAGCGCCAGACATGATGAGCGGCGGCCAAATCTGCAGATCGCCCTCGCTGGACGCCGCCGTGAAATCCTCCATCACAACGAACATCTTCAGATGCCCAAGACGCTCCTTGGTCACCGGGTTCACGTCCCACACGTCGGCGATGGTAAACGTGTCGCCAGCCTTGACCGTGGAGGTCGCCGCAGCGAAGCCGTCCATGTGCAGCGTGACGGAGGTCGCATCCTTGTACGATGCCCAGGTCTGCGTGCCATCGACCAGCGCCTGGTCCACCAAATCCGTGCCGGTGCGGTCGCCCGTGGTGTGGGTTTTCGCATTCAGCGACGTATAGGTGTCGATGCCGCCGATCATGCCCAGCTTGCGGGTACGATAGGCAGACTTGGCCACGTCCTGCATGTAGAGCGCGGTCTGCGAGCCGAGCAGCTTCCATGTATCGGAAGCGGTCAGCACGGCAGCGCGGCCCTCGTCCTGCGGAACGCCGATCAGGTCCATGCGCTCCGCCGCAAGGGCGAAGTCAGCATAGGAGTCGATGCCGCCGGCCGGGATCGTGACGTGGTTCGGCACTTTCTTGTAGAGGCCGAGCAGGTCGCCATCGATCTTGTTGGCAAGCTGCACCATCGCGGGCTTGATGACACGCTCCGACAGGTCCTTGATCTGCAAGGTCAGGTCCTGAGACGTGAACTTGAAGTCAACGCCGATCTGGGTGTCCACCGTGATCGAGGTCTTGCCTTCCACAACGTCCTGCACAGCAGCGGTTGCGCCGGTACGGACGGTGAAGTCGTTAGGGCGACGGATGGAGACGGTTTCGCCGACCGTGTAGCCGTTGACGTTCTTGGCGAACTCGTCTTCGAAGCCGCGATGGACGAGCTTGCCCATCACGCAGTCGTTTTCGAGGATCATCACCGCCTCTTTGGCAACGATGTCCGCAGTCAGGGTCGTATTGCTCATTTCAGTTCCTTCACGCGGGGCGCATCACTGCGTTCCGCTCTGGGAGAGCGCGTCATCACGACGGGCAATCTCGGTTTAATTCGCGACAAACCCCTGCTTGCGTCGCAGAGCGACATACGTCTCCATGTCCGCCGATGCTAAATCGGCAGGTGGAGCCGCACCGCCCTTCGGTTGCGAAGGCGGCGGGCTTGCCGTGGTTGCTTTCTTTGGCGTTGGCAGATGAACTTTCGCCTCCAGCCGGCCGATTTCTCTCGCCAGCCCGCGGCCTCTCATGCCGTTTAGCTCTCGCGCCTTGTCGAGATTCTTCGCAAGGTAGTACTGCAACAGCGCCGATTTATCCGAAGCCATGATCTCTTCGACCAGCTCTGGATTGTTAATCTTCACGTCCGATGCAGCCTGGAGCACCTTGTCGAAGTCAGGAATGCGCTCGCGTACCGTCTCCACCAATTCTTCGTAGGCTTCCAGCCTCTCCTGGCGAAGCGCGACTTGTGCGCGATCCTGTTCCTTGCGCTGCGTGGTGTTGTGAACCTTAGCGTTTTCCTCTCGGATCGCCTGGCGCACGTCCCATGCAACTTTCGCCCGCTCAAAGGCGAAATAGTCGTTCGGAAAGTCAGCTTCGGTTGGCTCGCGGTCTATGCCCGGTTTGGCATCGGCCTTGGGCGCTTCCGTTTCTTTCCTGCGATACTCCTCAAGCTCGCTCTGAGCGTTGAGAAATTCCGCCTCGATCGCCTGAAGCCTTCGCTTGAGGCGCTGCGATCCAGACAGCTTCTTTTTGCCGTCCGGCTCTTCGCCCTTCGCTTCCTCGCTGGTTTCTTCCGTCGAAGATTCCGGCGCCTCGTCGGTAGTCGTTGCCGGCGTTTCCTCCGCAACCTCTGGCGTAGCTACAGCCTCAAGGTTGAACGTGGGATCGGCAGGCTCGGTCGTGGTAGTTGCAGTCGTCTCCGGCGTTGCCGCCTGAGTGGTTTCGTCTGTCATGTTTGGCTCAACAAAAAAGCCGCCCTCGAAAGGACGGCTGCAAACGCAGCGCCGGTCACGTCATGCGACCAGCATCATGCGGAACTTATTGGGCGCGCGGCTCCGGCTTCGCCTTCATCTGCTCAACCTTCGCGGCGTGGCTTTCCTCGCCGTGCATCATGCTCTGATGCGTCTGGACCATGCCAGCACCGTGTTTCTCGGCACCCTGCTTCAAACCCTCGACGCGACCGGCCATGTCTACAGCGTGCTTTTCGGTATTGATCGCCAGCCCGGCGCGGGCCTGTTGAAGCTTCAATAGCTCCTGTTCGATCTTGATCGCGTTCAAGCGACGAGTGGCCTGAAGGTTGTCGGCCGCCTCTGCCAGCTTGATATCATTCATCTGCGCTTCGAACTGCGCACTGATCATCGCTGAAGGATCAACCGCGGCGCCTTCCGGCGGCGCCTGAATTTCCTTCGCGATCAGGGCAATCTCGGCCTGCGTCTTCTTGTTCGTGAGCTGCTTGCCCTCGACCTCGGCCTGAAGCCCGGCCAACTGCAATTGCTCGGCCGGTCCCGGCGGCTCGGCCGGCGGAACCTCGTCGCCCTGCTCCTTCTTCTGGTTCGCCAGCAGCTTCTGAATCTGCGGCGGTGCAATGGCCTCCAGACGCTCCGCAAACTGGTCAGCAAGCGGCCAATCCTGACCCTTGGCAACCAAGTCCATCACAGCGGGAGCCACGTCAGGTGCGCCCTGAAGGAAGGCAATCATGCCCTCCTTGGCCTCCTCGCGCTTGGTCGAATAGGACGGGCCGGTCTCAAGCACCACGTCATAGGTGCCGGCCGTCATGTCGTTCTCGACGCGCTCAACCTGCTTCTGCTCGCCGTATTCGTCAAACTCAACCAGGCCAACCGTCCGGTTGATCCACTTCAGGTCGATCTTGCCATCCTCGCCCATGATGCGGATCATGCGTTCCGTGTCGTAGACGTGCGGAATGAGGTCGATCAGGACTTTGCCAGTGTGGCGGATCGAGCGCGACCAGTTATCGATATAGACGAACGAGCCAACATCGCCCTCTTTCTGCCTTGCAAGGATCGCCTTGCCGCTCGTCTCGTTGGAACGCTGACCCAGACCAGCATCGTAAATGCCGATAACCGCCTTCATATTTTCGGCGGCGAGCGCAATGCCTTCCGTGATGCCCTGCGAGGTCACAGGCGGCTGCACACGCTGCGGCGCCATGCCACTGTTCTTCGGATCAGGCTCGTAAGGCAGATACGGCAGCGCCTTGGTGTTAGCCTCTTGCCACGCCTCCTGATACTTCTCGACGTTCTTCTCCGTCACCATGAACGGAGCCTTGGGCTGCAGCGCCACAACCTCAGCCTGAGCCGAGCAGAAATAGTTGAACATGCGCTGCGAGTCCTTCGCAGATCGCACCAGCCCGCGCCTCACGATCCGGCGCCCGATCCTGATTTCCTCGCCGATCACAGGCACAATCGGGATATACATACCCGGCCAGTCGATCGGCCCTTCCAACACATGCGCACCCGTAATCAGGTAGCGACAGACCTTGAAGCCATCGCGCTTTTCAACGCGGGCCTCAGGCGGTAGCGGCTCACCCTCCTTCGGCTCGATAATCGCGCCATCCGGCATCAGGGCAAGCGTGCGCTTGACGGGCTTCTTCACCCAATACTCGGCAACCCGCACGAAATCCTGATCGTACCAGCCGGTTAGTTGCGCATCCTTCGACTCGTCAAAGTCCGCCAGCGGCGCATCGGGATATTGCTCCGTGAACGCTTCATGGCTCATGTCCACAGGGACAATGCACCACTTGGCATCCTCGCGAGTGGGAAGAACGCTGTCAGGGTCCCACGCAATCGCCACGGCGTCGTCAACGCCAACAATCCGCAGTTCCTGGTTGAATGTGCTCTCGGCTGCGTATTCCTTGTTGACCCGCCATGCGCCAATGCCGCACGAGACCTGAAGATCGGCGCCAGACGTATAAATCCCCGGCGCGTCGGATCGGTTCTCGATATAGCGCACCATGCCGGCCATCGTCTCGGCCGTATCCTTGTCTCCCGCGCTATCGACCGCAACGACCTTGATGGCAGGCTTCATCTGCCGCATGTCGCCCGTGACCTGATGCACGAACTGCGGCAGGCGGTTGACCGTCAGAACCGGGCGATCCTTGCGCTGCTCGATATCAACATCAGACCATTGCTTGTCGTCCCAGCAGAATTCCAGGTCCTCGTAGGCGTGGTCGATGTTGGTCCGCTCGCGCTCGGTGAACCGCGCATACCGTTCTAGCGCGGTGCGGCAGATGTCGCCGTTGTCCTTGGACTTTGGTTTGGCCTTGGGCTTCTCTTCGTAATCGGCCATCAGGCAGCTTTCTTCGCCGCAGCGATGCTGCGCAGTTCGCCGGCAAGAATCTCAAAGCCCTCCGCGAGCGCAGCCATGTCAAAGCCTCCGTTGCCGTCGCCCGGAATGTTCACGCGGCAGCCGTTGTCGTTGCCGCAGTCGATGTCGATCGTGGCGCCGCCAATGCGATGAACCGTCATGTTCAGCCGCCGGACCCTCATGCTAGCCACCCATCCACGAGCCGCGACGCTCAATGTTGATCTTCAAGGCGGGCGTGCCGCGCATGTCATCCAGCGTCATCGCCAGATAACGGAATGCGTCAGACGCATGGCTCGTCCAGTCATGGACGGGCCTCGGCTTCAGCGCCTGCAATTTGTCGTCAAACTCAGCCCGATAGAGCTTCAGCGCGTCAATACCGCGCGAGCACTTGGTCTGATCGAACCAGCAGCGCGGGATGATCGTGCGAACGGCGTTGATGCCGTCCTCAATCCGGTGCATTGCCGCAACCGTGAGGTTCTTCAACCCAAGGCTTTCCAGAACCTCCAGGCGGCTCTTGCCCGTTCCCAGCTCTTTAGCTTGGGCGTCGTGCGGTACAATGTGGCCTGCATATACGAACGGTCTGTTGAAAATCTCCCGAACGTAATGGCCAAGGTCAACTCCGGACGCCTCGTAATAATCCACGAGGTGGATTTCTCGTCCGACGACTTGGGCAAACCAAATGGCGGTAGCATCTCGGATGCCCAAGTCCCAGGCTGTGTACACCGGAACGGCTGGGTCATAGGAAACACTCGCAATTCTCTTGGCTTCTTCCGCCTGCTTCATCAGCCGGCCGTAGTAGGCGCCGACAACTGCGGAATCGAACGAACATTCGAACTCCTGCGCGTATTGCTCTTCAGACAAGCCAGCCTTCAAGCTTTGCAGTTCCTCGGGGTTGATTATCCCCGTTTCGCTCGCCTTCAGCGTCAGCCGAAAGAAGTCAGGCATGTCCGAACCATCTTCGGCCTTGTCGATCTTGTAAAACCAGTCGCGCCCGGCCGGAGTGCCGATGAACGTAGCCCAGCCCTGATAGTCCGATAGTGTCGGACGAATGACCTCAGGCCATGCCCTCGGGTCCATCTGCGCCGGCTCGTCTACCGTCACCCCGTCGTGGTACAGCCCACGCATCCGGTCGTAGTTGTCAGCCCCGTAGAGCCTGATCCTCGCCCCATTGGGGTATTCCACCCACAACTCGGATTCGCTCGTCTTGATGCCCGGTATGGGCGCTGAATAGTGCTTCAGGTAGCCCCAGGCGATGTCCTTCGCCTGCGTATAGGTTGGAGCAACGTAGGCATACCGAGGAGGCGGATATTGCCTCGTGTTCGTCAGCGCCGCCCTGATCTTGTCGTTGATGCAACCAACCGTTTTACCAAAGCGTCGATGAGCGACGATCTTGGCAAAGCGTTCGGTTCTGTCGTGGTAGGCGATGAACTGTTCCCGTGGTTTGTACGGGATGACTATTTCAACCACGAGATCACTAGCGGGCCGCCGTCAGGCCCCTGATGCTCCTGCGTGATCTTGTCGCCGTACTTCTTCGGCGCCATGCGGGCCATCAGCCACTTGCGGGTATCGACCCGAAGCCGGGAGCGGTTCACGAATTCTGCGTTCTGCCGAACAGCACCGGTTTCAGGATCAGCAACCGCATCCTCCGAGCTGTCATCGGCGATTTCGACAATCTCTTCAGCGAAGTAGTCGGCCTGCGCCTCGCGTGCGCGCGCGTATTGGTCCCGAAAGTCCTTGTTATCGTTCAACCAGCGCATGACAGTTGATTTGCCCGGCATTTCTTCGTCGGAACAAATCCTGCGAAGGCTTTCACCTTGGCTCAGTCGCTCACAGACGACGAAGGCGATGTCATCGGTGTAGCTTGACGGCCTTCCAGTCACTTCTTCGCCTCAAAGCATCCACACCACTGATCCTTGCCCAACAGCGGCCAGTGCGACGTGATCTGGTTGTTCACAACGCTCGTAACCTTCGGTGGATGACGCTGACAGGAAATCGCTGCGTCGTTGCCGTTGATCGGGCGAGCGAAGCGACACTTGCCGCAAATGTCAAGCTGCTTCTTGGCTGGCATCAACGAAACCATTCAGCCGGCGGATAAACATACTTCTGACCGTCCCAAACGGAATGGGTGTGGGACGGCATTTCAGCCGTCGTCAGTGTGTGGGTGTGTGCGCCGGTGACGGCTGAGCGGGGAATGAGTTCGGTTGGCGTCCGAAAGCGGACAGCGCTACTCACAGGAGCAGACTGCCCCTGCTTCGCAACGAGAGCAACGCCAACCGCCGCGCCCACGGCAGTGGCACCAAAGCCAAAGAATGACCTGCGTGATACGTTCATGCTCCATTCCCCGCTGAAAGTTCGCCCGTGAAATCTCCGGCCCCATCACCGACAAGCTCCGCGTGCGCTTCCAACTTGCCTTCGATCTTGTTCAGCTCGCCAATCGCCTGCTGGATTTGTGCCTGTGCGGTTTTCAGGAACGCCAGTAATTCGGCCTTCCGCTTTTCGAGATTGGCTCGGTAATCGGTCATGGTTTCCCCTGGTTACGCCGGATCGCCTTCCGAGGCTTGGTAGGAGAGTTCACAAGGGGCTGTGTCGGCGGTGCTAGACGGCGCGTGAACTAGCCAATCCTGCGCCGTACAAGACATGATCTGATCATGCAATCGCCGCTCCAAGTGTAGCCGCTCCATCTTCGACCATCTCTCGGCTGTGCGGCTGTCAGAGTGGTAGTGGATGATGTTTGTGGACAACTACCGCTCCTGTGCGTTGAAAGTCGTCGCTGGTGATCCGGCCTTCCGTTGCTCGGTGTCTTCAGAGAAGCGGAGTGCAAAAACGCAGTGCTTCTTAAACGTGCATTCCTCGTCCCGAGGCTCGGGCGAACATGCGCCACAGTGGGTGCAGTAATATCCGCACACGGTCAAAGCGTCGTATGGATGCATCCTCAAACCTCCGAGGTCACGCTGCTAGGCGAACAGAACCAACGCGCCTCTCGACATCTGCCTTCTCGGCTTCCGTCAGCCCTCCAGGAACGTGGTACATCAGCACTCTGCGAACCATCTGGCGAACATCCTTTGGCAAGAGAGCCATGCCAGCCCTCAACAGGAGACAACCAAAAAAGACGCGCATTCTCAGCCTCCAGCACGTTGACTATCTGGCAAGTAGTTCCAGCATTCGCGCAAGGCGTCATACTCAAAACAATCACGGAAGCGTCCGATGAAAGCGGCAAGTCCCGGCTCTTCACAAACTTGCTTCACAGTCAGCACGCGCTTTTCGTCGGAGATTTGGAACGGCACTTCAACGGTTTCAAACATCAGTTTACCTGACTTGAGCTTCCGCAATTGCGGCGGTCATTGTCCCCAACCAACCCCCAGAAGGAACGCAGCAAGGTAGCTTGCGCCTACAAGAGTCCAGAACACATAGGATTTGAGATTGTCTACGGTCATCAATAATCCGTATCGAAGATCAGATAGCCGCCGTCATCGTCCCCAACCGGCTTGCCCTCAACAACCTTCTCCTTCGCCTCGGGCACCTCGTTCTGCGGCCTTCCTTCGAGCGCACGAAGATTGGCGGCGGCTGAGATAGCGCGGAAATCGTGGATGATAGACATGGGGACAATTACCGCCGTGCTGGGGTGAGAGTCATTGCTGGTGATCATTCGGCCCGTTGCTGTGACGCGATATTTCGGTATTCAACGGGAATACCCGCCTTCTCTGCGGCGGCTATGCCGTACTCCATGCCCTTGGTGATACCGCGATCGGTATAGACAACGCTCGCGTGCGCGACCTGCTTCCAAGCAAGCCCCGCATCAATGCCCCATTGGCGCTCTTCAGCCACCTCGTCACGAAGAACGCCGGGCTGCGTGTAGAGCAGATGAGAAGCTATCGGCGCTTCGCCGCGAGAAAGGCTGTCGCGAACGCAAGCGCGAGCGTAAGTGACGTTTGCCTCGATATCGCCCGCATATGGGCTTTCCAAGATCACCAACCTCATCCGCGTCATCCCCTGCGCTGATTTACCAGTGATGAGCCGCTGCGAAACGTGCGGCCATTGTCCCCAAACTGAATCGGACAGCCAGACCTAGCGCCTCATCGCACCCTGCATGACAGGGGTTATCAAGGCTTGGTGGTGCGGGGGTTGGTCAGACTGTCCGAACTGAAAAGCTTTTGGCGGACACAAGCCGCCCTGCGGGTGAAACGAGGACCGGCATCTGTGATTGTGTACTCACGTTCGCCCCTATCCGTCATTTAACTTCTGGTTAAATCTTTCAAAGCGCGAACAGCCTTCGCAGCTTTCGCCCATGCCTTGCGATACAGCTCGTTGCCGGCGAGAGATTCGATCCTGCGCGCAGCTTCCTCCAGCGCCTGACGCTCAACGTCCTCACGCTGGAGCTGATCCACGGTCTTCTCACTCATGCCGCCCTCGCGTTTTCTTCGCGGGTGAACACGAAGTCACGCTTGCCCGGCGGCAAGAACTTCAACCGTCCATTGCGGCGCCCGCGCACGATCGTCAGCAAATTCGCAAACTCGCCTTCCATGACTCGAATGCGGGCACCTGTCGGGATGTGCTGCCGCTCGTACCTGATCAGCTTGCCGGCCTCATCGAAGACCGGCCTTTCGCCGCGCACGTAATCCCACTCCCCGGCCATGTAGCGCTCCAGGAAGCCGAAAACGACGCTGCTCGGCACAGGCGCAGGCTCGCCGCGATCCCCCGTCAGCAAGCCCTCCACGCCGTTCACGTTGCGCACGGTCCAGAAATTCCCGTCCGGCACTTCCACGAACAGATACCGACCCAGGATGGGATACTCCTTCGGCATCTTCACGCGAGCGTGAGACACCCACTTCCGCAACTTCGGCCAGAACGCTCGGTAGCCAAGCGCTGCCAGTTCCGCCTCTGCCCGACGATGACAGTTCGGATTCGTGATCGCGATGTACCATGCCATGTGATGCAATGCCCCGTGTTGATGCCCGGTCCGAGTGGTGGCGGTCGATGTGGTGGCGCAGGTGGCTCCCCTAAAGGGGAGCGCCACCAACGCCACCAATTCTCGACAGGTGGCGCGCCACCTAAAACGCCACCAACGCCACCAATCATGCGAGCTTCCAAAGTTTGCGATTTTCGTCCCCGTCGTCGGCCCTGATGACCAGTTCCTTGTCCATCAGATTGTCGAGCGCGCGGGTCAGAGACTTCTTGTGTGCGCTGGTCATGAGCGCGAGGCGGGTCAGTCCCAAGGCATCTCCGCCGGCATCTGCCAGCGCCTTCAGGACATCTCTTTCCACCTTCCCGAGCCGGGGCGCCTCGCTCCTCTGAGCGTCCTCGCCGTCTGCCTGGGTGTCGTGCAGGACCATTACCAGCGTCGTCTTTTCGGTTCCGTTCTGGTCGTATGCGATCTTGGTCGGGCGGAGTGTGATCGGCTTGAACTCTTCGGCGTCTTTCTGCTTGCCTTTGGGTGCTTCGTTGATCAGTTCGACTGTTTCAGATTTGCGGCGAACGTGGATGACGGTATCGGATGCGTTGCGCAGGCCCTCGTTGCCCAGCTCGTTCTTGTCCGTGTCCTTGCCGCCGTGATGGATGATCATCACATGGGCTTGAGTGGCCTCTTTCAGCCGGTCGGCCGCGGTGACGAACAGATTCATGTCGGACGGCTGGTTAGGGTTACCGCCGCCGAACGTGCGGGATAGCGTGTCAACGGCAATGAAGGCGATCGGCTCCGGGTCGGCGGTGATTGCCTCGATCATGGCGGTCAGGTCATCGTCCTTGGTCAGCGTCAGCCCGTGCGGGATAAGCTCGAACTTCGGCGCATCGATCTGCTTCGACTTCACCCAGCCGATTGCGCGGCCTCCCAGGCCATGTGCGCCTTCTGCTGCGAGGTAAATCACCCGGCCCTGTTTGACGGGTTTGCCGTGCCAGTCTCGGCCGGTGGCGACGCACAGGCCCATATCCAGCGCGATAAAGGATTTGAGCGACCCTGACCGGCCCCAGATCATCGAGAGGCCATGCTCGGTGATGACATCCTGGATCAGCCAAGCCGGCGGTTGCAGGCTGTCCAGCTCGGAGAGCTTCAGGAGCTTGATGCGCGGCTTTGGTTTGGCTACGGCAATGACCGGGGTTGCCCCGGCGATCAGTGCATGAGCGTCCTTACCTTCCGCAACACAATCGGCGGCATCCCATTTGGCGGGCGCATCAGCCGGCGGGGTGACTCCGAGCACTGTGCAGCCGAGGGCCAGGAGACGTTCTGACGCCGCCTTGGCGTACTGGAATCCGGGTGGGTCGTTGTCCGGCCAGATGATGACCTTCTTGCCGGCGAGTGGCGACCAGTCGGTTTTGTCGATCGGAGCTTTGGCACCCTGCATGGCGGACGTCGCTGTAATGCCGAGCGCGGTTAGCGCATCAGCACACCCCTCACCTTCGCACAGGACAACCGTCGTCGCCGTGGCAACCTCGGGGAGGTGATACAACGGGCGAAGGTCCGGCGTCCCTGGAACCCATTTGGTGACGCCATCGATAGTCTTGAAGCAGAATGGGCGGAAGGTCTTGGACTCCCGCGTGCCGTCCGGCTCAAACCTCACGACGGAGGCCAGCACATTGCCGCGGGTGTCGTAGTATTTGTATGTAGCGACCGGAGCGCCCAGCTCCAGCATGTCGGCGCGCGGCTTAGTGCCGAGCTTTTGCTTCTTCTGTTCGATCCGCTCCAGCGCGGACGGTTGCCAGGCCGAGCGCTCCACTTCGACCGGATCGCCGAAGAAATCCTTGGCGATTTCCTTCAGCGAGAGGACGAAGTTTGCCGTGCCCGTGTAGCCCATAGAGGCCCGGTAGAGTTCGATCAAATCCCCGCCCTGGTCGGTGGCGTGGTCATGCCACAAGCCAGCGTCCGGCCCGGACAGACGAATTGAGAGGGATGCGCCGGGTTCGCCGTATGCGTTGCCGATCCGGGCCTCGGTCTTGGTGCATAGCGCCCGTCCGGAATAGAGCCATTGCACGAAGGCGCGCGGGTCCGCATGCAGGCGCGCACGAATATCGTCCGCATCGACGCCGCCGCGTGGCGGTTCGCCCTGCTTCTTAGCTTGGTTAAAGTCTAGGACTTGCCCCGTCATTCGACCCTTTGGGTTAGTGCGCGTTACGGTGCATTCCAACAACGGTCCTTGTGGCTACACATTTTACAACGCCAGTCTGTTGGCTTGTCGGTTATGCGTGGAAGTAGCTCGCCGGCTTGGGTGGCTTTGATGACTGATACCGCCCGGTCACTCGCCGCCTGTGCCGCCGCTGCATCGAACTCGACCAACAGATGCAAGACTTCGCAGTTGTCAGAGTTGACGGCGGTGAAGAGAGCCGGGTTCTCGTCCAGGCCCAGGTAAGCCATGTAGAGTTGGCACTGGTCGAAGTATTGCGGATAGGCTTTCCTGATGCCGTCCTTCTCCAGCTTGCGCCAGCCGGACGAGCCAAGGGCTTTGTGTTCGAACAGGCAGGGATAGCGAAGGCCGGGAATAACCGGGCCATCGAGAATGATGCCGTCCGCATGGCCCTTGAACGTGTCGCCGGCAGTTGAGAATGCGGTGGCCGGCGTTCCACGCTCAATGCGAAAGCCCGCCTGCCCCATCGCCTTGACGGTGATCTCCTCGAACATATGCCCGCGCGAGAAGATGCGCTTGGTCCGCGCCGGATGCGTGGAGTCTTGGGTCCAATCGAATTGGACTTTGCGCAGGCACTCGCTCCCGATACCGGAAGCGCCAAGATAGGTCCGGCGCTCCTCACGCTGTTCGGCCAACGCAGCCGCATCCATCGCAGCATTGATGGCTGCATTGATGTCGGAAGCGGCGTGGTTCTCGCGGTTGAAGTCGAGCATCACGAGGCGGCTTTCTCAGCAGCAATGCGGCCCTTGATCCAAGGATTGTCTTCGCCAGTTCTGGCTTTGCAGTATTCGAGGAAAGCCGGCGCGTTCAGATTTTGCTTCTGTGTGCCCCATTCCAGATTGTTGGGGCGATTGTTGGCGGCGTTCTCGTCACGATGCATGCAAACAGCGGTATCGTTTGGCCGCTCGCCATTGAACGCCTCACAAATAAGGTGAGCGATCTTATAGGTGTGGCCTTTGTAAACGGTGATGAAGCGGCCATCAGCCTTGTTCCAGACGCCGAAGTGTGGCTCGCCGCCATAGAAACGAGTACCACCCTTGGGCATAGGTCCCTGATAAGGGGCGACCATGATGCGCCCCTCGCTCGAAACCAAGAATTGCGGCTGTGACGGCACGACCCGCCAGACTTCACCTTGCATTAGCGAAACTCCGGTGCGAACGGAATCTGGTCGTTAAGCTCTCGGCGGTCCATCAACGGCCCACCATTCGCCGCCGATACTTCCCGCTCTTGCTCAGCGCGGTTGTACTTCACGATCTTGTCGGTCGCGCCTTCGTCCCGTGCGGCTAACGCCGCAACGGTCAGCTTGTGAATCTGCCAGGCAAAGGACGTGATCTGGTCCTTGTGCCACTGGCCAAGGGGCTTCTCCCAATCGAGGCCGGGCAGATTGCC